AGCTTACGGGCCGTGGTATTCCTATTATTGGCGAGCTGGCTAAGCAATTTAAAGTTAGCGAGAGCGAGGTACGTAACCTCGTAGAAACAGGTAAAATAGGCTTCCCAGAGCTCGAAAAGGCCGTGGATAGCATGACCACCAGCGGCGGTATGTTTGAGGGCGGTATGCTGCGCCAGAGCAAAACCTTTAGCGGTATGATAAGCACATTCCAGGACAACCTGGGCGCTTTTGCTCGCAAGCTCGTAGGCATGAACAACGACGGCAGCATAGTAGAGGGCGGCATATTTGATAAGGTCCGTGGCGCGCTTGCTGGCGTACTCGACTGGCTGAACAAAAACGGCGACACCGTTATTAGCGTTATTACTGGAATTATTACCACCGTCGCGGGAGCTATTGGCACCGCGGTAGAGTGGATAAGCGCCAATTTGGTACCTGCGCTGCAGGAGGCATTAGGCTGGATAGTAGAGAACTGGGGCCCAGCGCTGCAGGAATTTGGCGGCTTTATGACCGACACCGTAGTGCCCGCGATCGAAACATTTGTGGAGGGACTGGGCAAGCTCGTAGAGGGCTTTAGCAGTGGCCAATTTGCTGGCGACGGCTTTTTTGGCTTTATGCAAAACCTCGGTGCCTACATAGGCGGCGTATTTAATACGATACTAGGCATACTAAAAATGGCATTTGACGTGCTATGGCCTAGTATAAAGGCGCTATGGGACGTAATTGCTACGCAGCTGCTGCCTAGCCTTATGAACCTGTGGAGCGTGCTAGCGCCCGTACTGCTGCCTGTTCTGCAGGTCCTGGGCGCAATACTGGGCGGGCTGATCGTAGGCGCGCTATGGCTCGTGATAAACGTAATTAAAATTGTAGTTAGCATATTTAGCGCATTGGTCCAGGGCATTGCCTGGGGTATTGGCCTAATACGCGTGTACTTTGCTGCCGTATGGGAAATTATTAGCCTACCGTTTAGGCTCGCATTTGCCTTTATTACTGGTGGCTGGGACGGCGTAATGAACGTAATACGCGGTATACCTGGCCGTATTACTGGCATGCTCGGTGGCGTAGGCGAGGCGATCATGGGGCCATTTAGGGCTGCGCTCGACTGGATAGGCGAAAAAATGAAATGGGCCAAGGAGCAGCTAGACAAACTTAACCCATTCCACCGCAATAGCCCGAGCCTTATAGACTGGATTACTAAGGGCACCGACGTAATTAAAGACCAATACGGCACGCTGTATAGCGCCCTGGGCGATATGCAAGGCCCTGGACTGGGCGCAAACCCAGTAGGCGACCTTGCGACTGGCGCATTAAACGCAGCCAGCTTTGCTAAGCCCGTACCTGCTGCAGGCGGCCCTGCAGGCGGCGACACATACATTATTAAAATGGACGGCGTGCTGGCCGAGAGCCCAGCCGCTATGCGCCGCCTCGGTGGCCAGCTGATCGAGCGCGTAAACGAGGAAAAGCGCGCGCAAGGCAAAAAGGAAATAGGTAAATAGTATGGGCGCAATGACAATAAAACTAAACAGCGTTACCCTGCCTAAGCATGCCAAGCTCGTGGAAAAGACCACGGACCAAGTGGCTAAAAACAGGGCCCTAAGCGGCGAGCTTACCGTGGACTACTGGGCTAGCATACGCCAATGGGCGGTAGACTTCCCTATTATCGAAATGGCCGAATGGGACACAATGCAAGCTATTTACATGAGCCAATTTAGCACTGGCGATATGGTACACCTCGAAATTATTAGCGACGACATGAACGTAGACACCTACGGCTACATGGCTGCGCCTACACGTAATGCCCGCTGGAGCGGCCAGGTAGTAGACGGCTTTGGCTTTGACATCGAGGAGGCCTATGCAAACAGTTAGCGCCGAGTTTACGGCACGTACCAATAAGCGCATACGCAAATTAAAAGCGGCCGCCCAGATCGCCTTTACTAAGACAAAAAGCGCGACCACCCAATATTTTACTGTGGGTGTTAGTACTATTGGTGGGCTCGACCCAATAGGCCCGCCTACCAACGTAGGGGATATTACAGAGTGGGATAAATACGAATACACCGACTTTAGCAACCGCATTTTAAGCATGGAGGCCACCAACGAGCAAGATATTACGGGCAATTTTACTATGGCCATTGCCGACCTCGAGCTGCAAAATACAGACGATAAATTTACCCCAGACGTGGACATAGACATAGGGGCACTAGTGCAGAGCATGCACCGCCCAATGCGCCTTAGCGCTGGCTTTGGCCTGCAGACGGTCCCTATATTCGTAGGGCTTACCGAAAAGGCCCCAGCACTGAGCGAGGACAAAAAGACGGCGAAATTCCACGCGATCGACTTTATTAAAAGCATTAGCGAGATTAAAATAACGCAGTCCGAAATGTACGTGGACCAGCGCATAGACCAGGTAATTAGCGACCTGCTTACCACTTATGCGGGGCTGAGTACTAGCCAATTTGTGCTAGACCCAGGCATACGTGCCGTACCATTCGTATATTTTAAAAAGGATACTACCCTGGGCAAGGCAATACAGCAGTTATGCCAGTCCGAGCTCGCTACGTTTTTTGAGGACGAAAGCGGCGTGCTGCGCCTATGGAACCGCCAGCACCTAGTAGCCAATACCACCCCAGTATGGGAATTTAACCGCGATAACTGCCGCGAGATACAGTACCCAGACGCTAAAAACATCATTAACACGGTGGAGGTATTTAGCAATGTGCGCAAGGTCCAGGCAAACCAAAAGCTATGGGAGAGCAGCGGCGCTACTAAGATCGCACCAGGCCAGACGCTCGCTATATTTGGAGATTTTAAAGACGACTACGGCGACCTGCCAGTAATTAGCATTGACGAGCCCGCCTATTTATCTGGTGCCACCACCAGCTACTACGCAACCAACCTAAACCAGGACGGCACGGGCGACACGGGCAGCGCGTATATTAGCGTGGCTAGCTGGTCCGAATTTGCCACGGGCTTTAAAATTGAATTTGAAAACAGCGGCCCTGCAGACATATACATAACTGCCATGGAGATTTTTGCCCGCCCTGCCAAGGTAATTAGTGAAATATACACATTTGCCCAGGACGCAACTAGCATAGGCAAGTACGAGGAGCAGCCATTTAAGATCGAAAACGATTTTATACAGAGCGAGAGCTTTGCAAAAACCATTAGCACTATGCTTATTGCCGACAGAGCCAACCCCAGCGGAGTGCGCGAGATCGAGGTAACACGCGGCGTGCCGCAGCTGCAGTGCGGCGACCTGGTAACATTCGACGACGGTAAAAATAGTGGCACCTACTACGTACAAAAAAAGACCACTGCAGTAGGCAAGGGCGGCCTGGTCCAGGTGCTGACGCTCGTAAAGCGAAATATAGCCAGCTACTTTACTGTGGGTGTTAGTACTATAGGAGGCACGGACGTTATTGCACCATAGCAAAAATGTAAGCATTAGTGCTAAAATAAAGCCAGGATATAATTATGCCCAATATAACAGATAGCCAACTCGACGAAATGCTAAGCCAAATGGACCCGAATGTAGCGGCCCAATTACGGGCTAGCTTAGGGTCCGACCAGGCATTTGTTTATTGTATGAGCAAAAAATGCAAGGGCCGTAAAATTGGCGCACTAAATAGCGCTGGCCAATGGGTAAATGTTAGCCAGGCTAAGGGCAGCATATTGCTGAGCTCGCGCGTACGATTTGACGGGCAAACAGGCTTTAGGTGCCGCTGCGGCAATTCGAGCATTACAAGCCCTGCCGAAACGGGAGTGCTTACGGGAGCTGCACCAACTCGCAGCCAGCTTGCTAAAATTTACGAGGACCAAAAAGAAAACCCAGCCGCAGTAAAACATAATGCCGACGGCAGCGTAACTGTGGATAACTTTAAAATTGAAACTGTAAGGAGTACCACCTAATGGCCTTAGACTACCTACCAAGCACTGGCTGGGCTGTTATATACGGCGAAACACCAAGCGCTACCCGCTGGAGCGAGCTAGGCGAAAACGACGACAGCCTGGCTACTGGCGCAGGTATTGACGACCTTGCTATATTGCGCAGGCACATAAACGCGGCCGCCGTGGACGTATCTAAGGTAGACCTGGCTACCTGGCCAGCCTTTTTGGCAAGTGCCAGCGGTAGCCAAAACATTATTGGTGGTGCTGCGGCAGTGCCTTTTGTAGCTAATACAGAGATTTTTGACAATACCAATAACTACAATAATGGTAGCTATATTTTTACGGTCCCTGCAGGTGGCGGTGGCGTTTACGAGTTCTTTTTGTTCGTTACTGGCAGCAACCCGACGAGCAGCCGCTTAATTCCACAAATTAAGATCGGTGCCACCACCTACAACGGTACCCAGCAAACAGACACCTACAGTAGTGGATTTTGCCACCTAAAAATTAAACTTAATGCTGGCAATACTGTACAGCCTATGGTAAGCGCCAACCCAGCAAACATACCTACTAATACGGGTGTACTAAATTGCCGCTGGTCTGGTAGTCGCGTAGCATAAAAGCGCTATAATAAGTGACATGGGACAATCTAACCTAGCCACACGTAATACAGCCATACCGTTTAGAGCGGTCCCGTGGAATATCGACCTCTATACTGCTTTTGGTAATAAAGACTATGGCCAGCTAAACGGTGGCCTAATACGCTTTTGTAGGCCATTTGCAGGCGATATTATTACTAGCAAGCTAACTGTGATAGGAACGGCCCCAACTGGCGGCACGACGTACGTACGGCTGTTTAAGGGCGATTTTAACGCCGACGCTGTTACTGCAGTAACTAGCTATACTGAGGCTCGCAAGGCGGCCGACCACCTGGCTATTACAGGACAGGTAGCACCGCTTAGCTTTGCAGCTGGGTCCCAGCTGCTGATCGACGGCATAGACTTACGCCGCATAATTCCAGCCAAGGGCGACAGCGACTATAACGAGGACGGCTTTATTTTAGGCGTGGAGATCACGGGCGGCGCTACGCCGACCACCTACCAATACCGCGAATTTAAACTAGACTGCACTACGCAAATGGGCGTGCTATGAGCGCGGGCCCACAAGTACCTAGCGGCCGCCCAGACGCAATGCTGGAGGAGGCTACGCATTTATTTTTTGTATATTGCGGTGGTAGCGGCGGCGGTGGCTGCGTACTGCCTATAGGCACCACTGGGCTTACATATCCAGTAAAGATACCTAAATTTATTACCCGCAACACCAAGCTAATATTTGAAAACCCAGAATTTGGCGGCATACGAATATACACCGACGCAGGCCCTAGCGGCTTTTGCGCCAACAGTCTAGGCGTGGACGTGCCCTGCTATATGGCGCTGAGTATAGACGGCAACCTAACACCCGCGCAGATTATGGCCCGTGGCGTAATTCTAACTGGGCCAACACCCTACAGTATAGAGTTTACCGAGAATAAAATACCGCAGCCAATTAACCCATTATGGGACGGCAATATTTACGTACAGCTATACTGGGGTAATGCGGGATATTTAAGCGGAATAGGTGCCAACCCTAGCGACAATAGCCTGCAGATCACTAAGCACGATTACGAGATTTTACAATGAGCAAAAGCACTAAAGTACATTTTTATAAGCATACGCTGCGCAGTAGCGCGCTAGTAGGCGGCGGCCTATGTAGAGATAAGGCATATTTTTACCTGGTAGCCCCAAAAAAGGCCCAGACCATAGAAAATATGTACTTGCACTTGCGCGTAACATTCGACGCGGCTATAGCTGTGGGAGATCGTAAAATACAATACATTGGAATAGGCGACGAGTACCCATTTTTTATAGAGGACGTGCCAAGCGGGTATTTTAACAAGCTAGACCTAAACCTGGCGGCCGACCCAGTAACCCGCAAAATAGACTTGCGGCTAAATTTGACCCCATTGCTTAAAAAGGAAAATGCAGGCTGGCGCGATCGCTTTAATGAGGACCCAGGGCTAACTTATGTAATAATAAAGACACCCGACGGCAACAGGGATATTAGCAACGTAGCAACGGTGGAAATATGCAAGGTAGACGCACTCTATACTACAACGGGAATACAGTAGAGCACCCACGGCCCAGCCAAAAGAACCGCGACAAGCGAGAGCGCGCAGCTGCTTTGCCTATGGTCCAGGAAAAGATTATGGCCGACGAGGCCAGGGTATGCGCTATGCTGCGCTGCGTATGGTGCGGCGTGGACTTTGATAATTACCGCATTAGCTGCCCCCGTTGTAACTGCTGCCAGTATTGTGGCTGCGTAGTAAATACACCCCTAAATTGCCATACCTGCAATAATTACCTGCCAGACGAACTTAAACCCAAGGAACCACCCCGCCGTATAATCGTCGCCTAGGGTGTTTTTAACAGAGCAAAAAGTGGTACAATAACCGTATGCACAATGGGCAAAATAAACACCACTATAAAAGCCGTTTAGCGACATTTATTACTGCACGTTTTAACCAAAAGCGTATACTAGTAATATGCAACCAAATGCCACAAGGAATTTTAGCCGCATGACCCTGCCCGACGCAGCCGTTATTGCTATCATAACTGGAGCATTTGGCTTTTTGGCGCTTATACCCGCCTACTTGATTAACCGCCGCAGCGCTCGCCGCGACGATTTTAATGCCGCCCAGCTAGCAAACGACAAGGCATTTACTGCTTTAAATAAACTATACGACGAGCAGAGTAAACGCCTGGACGAGGTAGTGGCCGACAATAAGCACTACCGTGGCGAAAATGCCCGCCTGCTGCAGCGCAATGAACGGCTAGAGGACGAAAACCGCAGCCTGCTTAAAGAAAATACAGGGCTTAAAAATAACGTAGACGACCTTACTAAGAGGGTCCGAATACTCGAGGGTAAAAAAGCATAATGAACGATCGCCAATTTTGGAGCCGTACGCCTATTTATATTGTTATTTGCGTATTACTGGGCTTTGTTATTGCGGCACTACTTGCCCAAAACGTACAGCTTAAGGCTGACCTGCAGCAATTAAAAACAGAGCAAATGGACCAGCAAGCAAAAACCCAGGACGTGCAGGACCAGGCCGACCGTATTATTAACTACCTGCGCTGTATATCACTAACACCAGTAGGCGAGCGCACCGAGGAGCTAGTAAATAAATGCCTCGAGCAGGACCTACCAGCCCAACCTAAAAACGGCGAGCCGCAGGCCAGTAGTGGGTCCAGTGCCCCAAGTTTTTTAGCACCAGCGCCAACTAGTGGCGCACAACCCCAGGCAAATAACAATAGCAATAACAAGCCTGTGGATAACTCGCCAAATAATGGGGATAACTCTAATAACGGTAATGCTAATAGGGGCCTACTCGACCCTGTTACTAACCCGCTTTGCACTAACCTTACGCCGCGTATTTGTGGTACACTAGGCCTATAATATGAAAGGGAACGCGCCATGGACAAAACCGAATTTAAACAAAATTTAGTAGACCTACTTAAAGAGTATTTTGCTTATTGCGATACACAATCTAAAGAGTTTAAGAAAAAAAACAAATTCGACGCACCAGTAGCGCCTACCCTTGACGGCTTTGCAGAATGGCTGGAAACTGGCGAGGACAAGTAAGTGGCTTACCAAAAAAACTGGGTAGCGAGCCCAAACTATACGCCAGGGCCACAGACACAAGCGGCATACGGCCGCCCTCGTAGTATTAGCGGTGGTGCAGGCCACTGGTGGAACCTGCCGAGCCTCGCGGGCAACCACGACGGCATAGTTAGCTTTATGGCCAACCCAGCACGCCAGGCAGCACCCCACGCGGTCCTAAGCGACGCGCGAGTAACTGAAATGGTACGCGACAGCGATACGGCATGGTGTACTGCAGGCGCGAACCCCTACACCTTTGCTATTGAGATCGACCCGCGAATTATGTACAAGTGGGGCTACGACAACCCGAGCGCAGCGCAGCGTGCACATGGCGAGCGAATTTTTGAAACCTTATGCGAGTATATCGCAGACAAGGGCTACCATAATTTGCCATGGAAACCGCACAACGTATGGGCCCCTGGCACGCAATGTAACCCAATACCATACGACCAGGTAATGGCTCGAGCTAAAGAAATATGGCAGCAGAAATATGGCCAACCTGCACCAAAAATACAGTGGCAGGAAAACCTTAAAAAATGGGACCAGCCGCGTACTCTTTACGCTGCCGACGACCAAACACCACTACGCAATTTAGGTTATGTTACCGAGGTTATTAAGAATTTTGGCAAGGCTACGCCATTCGAGATCGCGGCCGAAACTATGGTAAACGGCAATAAATACCTACTTACCCGCTATGCCTACGAAAACGGCACGGGCCAGGGCTTTGACGTTTACGAGCTGCAGGACAGCGACCCTAATGCGGTCCCAGAGTGGGTAAAAAATATTGTAGACACGGCCGACGTTAAACTGTTCGTGCTGCCAGCTGCAGGTACCCCAGTCGTAGACCTAAATACTGGCAATGCAATACCAGAGAGCGTAATAGCTAAGGGCACCGCGGTAGACATTGCTAAGACCACTACCGTAGGCGGCAAGCAGTACCTAATTAGCTCGTATAGCGCCAGCCGCGGTATGGCCAACGGTATTTTGGCAAGCGACCTGGGCGCGCTCGTAGAACCACCGAAACAGGAAAAGCCAGAATGGCTTAAAAACCTCGAGGACATTACCGACGTTACTATGTACACCCGCGCAGAGGTCCCACTGGTAAACCTAGTGGACGGCTCGACTATTAAAATGCTACCTATTAACACCCCTGTAGAGATCGCAGAGGCTACCGAGGTGGCAGGGCTTGAGTACTTTATTAGCGTGTATGCTGCAGCCAAGGACCAGCCAAACGGTATTTTAGTAGCGCACCTGGATAAGGACCCAATTAAAGCACCAGACGAACCCGCAGAGCCAGCCCCAGAGCAGCCTAGCCTGGAGCAGCGAGTAGGAATACTCGAGGCTTTTATGAACGCAATAAAAGCGTTACTATCTAAAATAGGCATAAACATTTAAAGGAGCAACACATGGCCCTAATAAAAGATAAAGCAGCATTTGTAGAGGCACTAAAAGAATTAGGCCGCCTAATTGTAATTGCAGCGATCAGTGCAGCCCTGGCTGGCGCTACTGCAGTTATTGGCCTGCTTGAGCCGACTACCGCAGCTATTGCTGGTGCGGTCCTAAGCGTCGTAGTAAAGGCGTGGGACAAGTACCTACACAAGGCCGACAACGGCATTAAAACTGGCCTAACAGGCTTTTAATTATGCAGGGTGGGCTCGAGCGCTTACCCTGCGACCCAGACATGCCCTGCCCACTACGAGATAGTGCGCGGGGCTGTTTTGAGGACGTACACCATAGAGAATGGCCACGGGCGACATACGAGGCCCTGGGTGCCGTCGCTATCGCGTTTAGGGAGTTACCAGAAAATAAGGACCGACGCTGCAGGAACCTGCACAATATAGAGCATGCCGTAAGCGAACCGCCAACCCCACCCGACCGCGAGCTAATGCTGCTGGCGATCGAGGAGGCCCTAAACACTGACCAGGTAAGCTACAGCAAAACGAAAATGCGCAAAATATTTGGAAATACTGGACGGCCATAACACGCTTATGTTATTCTCTAAATGTGAGATCGAGCTAGGTAGGTGTACCAGCAAAAAATAAAAGGAGATAGCGCCATGCAACACAGTAAAAAACGCCGCATAATTGTAGCGATCATAACCCACCTGGCGGCATTTGCCCTGGGCGTATTAGCTTGCTACCTATGGGGCTTTTACCTAATATTTATGGCCCTGCAGCGAGCATGCGAAAATGGCATGTTTATCTGCGGCTAAATAAATAACCATTGTGGGCTATGCGAGGGCCCACAATGTAAAAAGCACCCCTGCGAGCTGGTGGGTGCTTTTATTTTTTTGCATTAAATATTTATTTTATAACCTATTGAGGTGTGGAGTTTTCAGAGGTGTTTATTACGTAATGTGCGAGCCCACCGCAAGCCGCCCAATGCAGCGAACTACTTTTAATATAGCACAAGCGTTTTAACGTAGTCCTAATTTTGCCGTACAAGCTGGCCACGCACCCCAGCCCTGGCCTGCCTGTGTTTTTATGGCGATCGCTATTTGCTGCTCGCGCGTAGCCAAATGGGCATTAGGAGCGTAGGCACCGCCCCCATATCCTAGCCACGTACTCGTAGTAAATTGCAGGCCACCATAAAAGCCATTGCCCGTGTTTATGGCCCAGTTACCGCCAGCCTCGCATTTAGCTAGCTGGTCCCATACTGTGCTGCCAGACGAAAAAACCCCAGCACTAGGCTGGGGTGTATTTGCAATGGCTATGCGTTTAGACTGGGCCGCCTGAGCGTCCAGCTTTGCCTGGAGCTTACTATTAAGGTCCTCTATTTGCTGCTTTTTAGCCGCGTCCTGGGCCTCTAGCTGCTGTACCTGGGTACTTTTACTATCGAGCTGCTTACGCAATTCCTGGGCCTCGCTGGTGGCTTTGGTGGCGTTTTGCTGCGCCTTGTCGCGCTGCTCGGTAGTGTATTGTAATTTATCGACTGTATTGCGGTAGGCTGACACGGTGGCCACACTACCTGTTATTGCTGTTGCTATTACTGCTATGCCTATTAGCAGGTGTTTACGATTTAAAATATTCGTATCCTCCTTTTTGCCGTAGCGGCATTTACCATTATACCAAAAGCATTATGGCGGGACTTTTTGCGGCAGCCTTGCAAAAATTTGCGACCTCTGGCTGGCTTATGCTTATCCACAACTTTGTCCACAGGTTATGCACTATTGACAGAGGTACGGGGCTTGCTATGGCTATGTGTGCTGCGGTATATTAGTGGAGCCGACCAATACGAACCATTGCGAGGCGGGTAAAAACATTAACGCCATTTTTAGCGTGCTACATTGCTAGCATAGCCGTTAAAAAAGGCCCTAAAAAAACTAAAACCCCTACGAGGTAGAGGCTAGCTTTTGTATTGTAAGAGATTGCAATACGAACCACCTACCAGTATAGGGGCCAACAGGGAGAAAAGCAAGTGCGATCACATCAAGACAATTGGCAACTGGCAGCTGAGGGTAAAAAACTTAAAACACAATTGACAACTGACAATTGTAGAGCCAGTGCCGACGAGGTAGACTTTGTAATAGAGCAAATAGGCGACCTTATTACCATGGAGAGCTTAAAGCCCTGGTACTGCAAGGCGGTATACACACTGGGCCGCGAGCGGGTGCTGCGAATGGCTAGCACGGCACGATCGGACGGAAAAGTGCCAGCCAAGTTTTTTAGCTTTATGATAAACCGAGAACTTAAAAAGCACCGTGCTGCGGAGATGCGCCAACCCAGCACGGTACTGGGGTAATTTTAGCATATTTTGCCTGTGGAAAACATAAGCATAAAAGTACTTGCATAAATAACACAAGCGAGTATAGTAGATAACACAAGCCTGTTAAATAAATAAGGAGATAGCGCCATGACAGACATAGCAACACTAAACGCAGGAGCTCGCCGCCAATTAGGCCACGGCCTCGTGCACGACGTAAAAAGGCCGCTGGATATTGACCAGCTAAAAGCCGACTACCGTAACCACAAAATTGTATTGCGTGGCGGTGGACAGCTCGAGCGATACGTACCTGCCCCAGAGCAGCTTACGTACCTGGTCCCAGTAACATTTAGCCGCACAATGCAGCACCCGCTCGTACTGAGCCGAGCCGTAGAGTTTTACGTAAAGGTAACTGCAGACGACAAACTAATGGCAGCTAGCCTGGCGGGCAGTATTGTACGCCACCGCTACGCAGCGCCTCGACACAGCACCCGCATAGACATAGGCGGCATTGTAGAATTATGAGCAAGGCAATTTTAGCTACCATAGGCATTTTACTTATTGCGCCGCTGATATTTACCATTTACCTGGCTGTAGTAGGCGTAGAGCCAACAGGCACGGGCCTAATTATTACGGCAGCGATCATAGGGGCAATATTACTAATAGGGGCGTTAGGAGCTAAGAAATAACCATGCAGCCAATAGCAATTTTTGAGCAAGAAGTAAAAACCGACGAGGGCGGCCTGGTCCAGGACGTACGCGGCTGGGTAGGCCCAGAGGACGGCGTAACTGTTAAAAAGCAGGACGGCGTAAGCCAGGTAGAGTACACGCATTATGCTGATTACCATATACAAATACGTGGCGGCCACCTAAGCTACTGGCGTATTGTATTTAAAGATAGCAACGGCCTGCACGTATACGAGAGTAAGCCAAATGGCAGCTGGCCAGGCATGGAGCTTGAGGGCAGCGGTGCCACTGGCATACTACGCGTGGCCCAGATCGTAAACGCCGTAATGAGCCTGGCAGTAGGCTACTGCGATAGCCGCCTCGAGGACCAAAAACACACAGCATAAAATACTCGCTTGTGTTATAATTAAGTAGATAACCTAAAGGAGATTGCGCCATGGCCAAAAAGCCAGAAAACGAACCAACAGCCGCAGCCCCAAAAGCTGCAAAAAAGGACGAGGCCCCAGCGGTCCAGCTACGCCACAGCGAGCTAAATATTTACCAAAAAATTGCTGCCATTACTGGCGCGATCGGAGTAGTAGAAAAGGGCGGCCAAAACACCGAGCAAAAATATGCCTTTATTGAATACGCAGCCGTAGCAGGTAAGCTGCGCGTGCTATTTGCCGAGTACGGCGTGGTAATTGTGCCTCGCATGGCTAAATTTGATACCTGGAATACTGAGGAGATTACGACCAAATACGGCAGCAAGGGTATTAACGTACGCGTGCCTTTTGAATTTGAGATCGTAAACGCCGACCGCCCAGAGGATAGCTTTAAGGTGGAATGGGTAGGCGAGGCTGCAGACTATGGCGACAAGGCCACTAATAAGGCAGCCACTGCAGCGCTTAAATACTACCTAATGCGCCAGTTTAATATTAGCGAAAAAGGCGACGACCCAGACCAAAATACTATTGACCGCGGCACCGTAAATGCTGATATGCAGCGCCAACAGCCTGCGCCTGCAGTAGCACCTGCGCCGCAGCAGCCACCTAAAGTGCAAAAGATTACCGAGGGCCAGCTGCAGAAAATGACCGAGCAGCTTACCAAAAAAGGTATAAAAGACGAGGACGTGGACGCTATGCTGCAAATGCTCGCCAAGGTAGAGGACACCATGCAAATTAGCATGCAAAATGCTAGTGCCTTATTGGCCCGCATTACCAAGGCCGAGCCTAAAGCACTTACAGAGTATTTTTATGGCAAGGCACCTGCAGCCGAGGAGCCGCAGACACACCCAGCCGACGACACCCCTAACACGCCCGCTGCACCTGCAGTAGCTGAAACGCCACCGCTCGACGTGGACGACGCGCTAAAAACCCACGTAGCAGAGAAAATTGCCGAGATCGAGCTAAATAGCCGTGGCCAAATGTGGCTTAAAAAAGAGGTAACAGGCAAACCATACGGCGACCCACAAAAATGGAGCGATAACGAATGGCGCAAATGTTACCAGCTGCTCGAGGATATAGAGGCGCTTAAAGTAGACGTGCCTATGGACTATTTAAAAGCTGGCGGCACTGATACCGACGACGAGCCTACAATGTTCCCAGTGGCCGAGCAAGCCGACCTGCTGCAGGACGACGGCGAAATTAACCCCGCGGACGCGGCCAGCGACGCAGGAGAGCTGGACGAGGAGAATAACATAAGCGATAATGTAGCCTAGGAGGCGCAAATTATTTATGGAATTAACTAGAGGCCAAAAGGCCAAACAAACCCGCATTAAAAATATAGGGCTCGAGGCATACACGGCCGAGCAGGCCGCCAAGGGCAAAAATGGTGGCGCGAAAAGCGTAGGCCAATTTAAGGCAAACCCAGAGCTGGCAAAACAGGCGGGCAAAAAGTCCCGCCGCCTGCCCAGGGCTGTACTTAAAACAGACAGCGGCCTGCACTACGAGGACCAGCCAGACCTAAAAATAACCAAGCACGCTAAGAATAAAATATAACGGAGATTGCGCTATGATCGGACTATTTTTTGATACAGAAACCAACGGCATTAAAAGCTGGGACAACCCCAATTTTAAACTGCGAGTAGTGCAGATAGGTGCCATACTGCAGGACGTTACTACGGGCCGCGTCCTGGGCGAAATTAACCTAATTGTGCACCAGGGCGACTATCAAGTGCCAGAGGGCGCTAGCCGCGTGCACGGCATTAGTACCGAGCTCGCAAACCAGGTAGGGGTCCCAAAAGACCTAGCCGACGCAGCATTTGCCAGCTTTTTAAAGCGTGCAGACTTTATTGCCGCCCACAATATCCAGTACGATATTGACGTAGTAAACGACGACCTGGAGCGTAGCGCTGCACTGATCGGTAGCAAGCCACAATTTTGCACCATGCAGGGCTCGCTATACCTAGTAAAGGCACCGCTAAGCGATCGCCAAAAGGCATATTTTACCAGCAAGGGCAAAATGCCAGACGCACCGTACAAGGTCCCAAACCTTACCGAAACATACAAGCACTTTTTTGGCGTACCATTCGAGGGTGCCCACGACGCTATGGCTGATATACGGGCCTGCCGCGACGTGTACCAGGAGCTAATTAAGCACGAGTGGTGGGTACCTGGAGAGGCAAATACACACCAACCAACCGACAAACTTAAGGAGATTATGGCAAATGCGGCTTAAAGCAATATTTTGGATATTAACCAGCCGCAGCTTTATTATTGCGGCCGACGCTGGCAGTATGGCCAAGTATAAAACTATGAGCGCACCCATGCTGGTGCGCCACCTGGACCGTTTAAAAGACCAGATTAAATTAAAGGACGAAATAGAACAGGAGGAATATGAGCGGCAAAAATAAGGGTACCCAAAAAACAGTAGTGCTGCCTGGCGGCAAAAAGCAGCGATTTAACAGCCCCGAGCAAGCCGCCCGAGTTAAATACCTAATTGGCTATATTGACCAAACTGGCGCGCTGCACCCAGGCATTACGCTCGACGAAATGACCAAGCTAATGGCCGACGACTTTAAAGTGGCCATAGGTGTAGTGCTTAAGATCGAAACGGGCATGGCTGAGCGCCTGCGTAAAGACGAAAACCTGGACCCAAACCAAACGGCAGTACGTGCTGGCGGTCCTAAAAAAGCAGAGGAGGGCCCAGAGAATGGCACGGCCAAGTAACATATTTTTTAAAGGCCTGTACCAGCTGTGGCTAATTCCCGACGAGGATAGCGACGCGGACCTGCAAATTTTAGGGGCCTACGACGACCTAGCCCAGGCTATGGCCGCCAAGGCTGCAGCAGAGAGCGGCATAAGCGACGACAGTATAGTAGAGGTAACTAAGCGCGTAGACGTATTTACCCACTACCAGGACATTAGTAGCAGCGTAAATGGCACCGCCCAGACTAGGCAGCAATAGCATGGCATACGAAAACCCGCACGCTAGCAAAAAAGCCAAAATTTATGGCCCAGAGGCCCTAAAAGAGCTGGACGCTGATAATGTGCGGGCGATCGTAGCCGTACACGGCGAGGGTATGCTGGACTACTACGAAAAGCATAAAAATACCGACTGGACCGACGAGGACACGCTACGGCTGCTAAACACTCGCCTGGGCCGCGGGGTATTGAATAAGATACGGCTACGCAATAATGTACAAAAACTTAAGGGGTATTTTAGGAGATAGCGCTATGGACCAGGACACTAAAAACGAATTGCTAAAAATGAGCAGCGCCCAGCTACGACAGCTGCACGAGCTCGTAGAGGAGCTGCCGCACGATTTTGCAGCCCACGAGGTAGAGAATAGTTTAAAAAACATGGAGCGCGGCCTGCTTAGCGATAGTACGCTAGAGGTAACAAACGTGCTTGCCAATAGGCATTATGCCGAGGGCCAGCTATACGTTATTAACCAGATACGCGAAATTTTAGACCTACCTAGGCTATGGGCCCCAGGCGAAAAGGAGCGGCACGACCACAGCGTAAAAATGGCCCAAATGGGCAGCAAGCCTTTTTATGACTGCCCGCCGCTATTCCACTTTGAAATGGTAGACGGTCCAGCAAAACTAATTGCCCTGGGCGAGGACGGCACGCTAGTAGTTATTGGTACTAAGGACCGTAAGCGAGCTGCCCGCCTTATGCGCAAATATGAGCGCGAATATTACGGCGAAAGCAACGAGCTCGACGACGTGCTGCCAGAGCAAACGAAAATAGTATGGCGCACCGCAGGCGAGGAGGACGGCGATTTTAGCCACATGTTTAGCTGGAGCAGCCGAAATACCAAAAATAACCCTGCAGCTGTAGACTGCTTTATATTGGAGCAATAAATGCGCGTACCTACTACAGACGAAATGGACCACACCACCCCAGAGGAGCGCTATAAGCTGCAGGCACGCTGTAAAAGCTGCCACGAGGTCCACAAGTTTACTGGTAGCAAGGACCGCGATAACCAACTAAAAGGCGAGGTATGCGAGGGCTGCGGCGGCAAGGACTTTTACAGCATGTGCAGCCAACGCACGCCTATGCCAGCACGTAAGACAGGGAGGGCAATGCGATAATGACCAAACCAGCGCAAGTAAGCGACGACAAGCTAATTATGGCGGTCCGTAAAGCACTTAAGCAGATCGAGCCACGCCCCACACCTACCGAAACTATGGTGCACGAGGTAATTATTAACGGCAGCGTATGGGCTCGACATACTGGCTGGAAGTGCCCAGAGTGTGGCGAATACTGCAGGCGAAACGATCGCACAGTGCGCAAACGCTATGGCAGTGAGCTTTTAATAGACTACAGCGGCTTTAATATGCACTGGGCCCACAGCCACGCAACGCCTTTTTGGCGCGAGCAGAATATAATAAAAACCGTAAAGAGGTATTTGTAATGGCCGACACAGGACACAAAAATAGGCGTATGCCGAGTGGCGAAACGATCATAGAATGGGTACGGCCGACGGTCCAGGACGAGGCACGCTTTTACGGCGTACCAATGCCCAGCGACGAGCAAATAGCTATTGTGCTGCGCAGCGCCCGCATGCACCACCTTATGACCCACGCAGCAGGCTACGATAAAAGCGAACTGCACAGCCCAGGAGAGGTAACTAAATACTGGCCAATAGAGAGCAGTATAGGCCGTTTTTTAAGGGACGCACCGCTAGAATTATTAGACCAGATAAATATAGGCGAGCGTAAAAATGGCGCTTGACGACTACCACGCAGGCCCTAAGCGACGCAAACGCCTGGACCGCATAGACGAGGGCACGGTGCACCAGCAGGCCGTGCAGTACATTAGCTTGCGCTACCGCGACGTACCACTGCGGACCGACTACGCAGCAGGCCTAGGGCTTAATAAGGTCCAGGCACGTAAGCACGCACGCATGCAGGGCAATACCCGAGCGTGGCCAGACATACAAATGGCGCAGCCTACCAAGCTGTACCACGGCTTATTTATCGAGCTTAAGGCACCCGACTGCGAGCTATTTATGCGCCGCGACGGGACCGTGATACGCCAGGACGACTATAAAATTAGGCTTAAGGGCGACTGGGCCAATAGCCACTACGAGGAGCAGGCCAAAATGCTGCAGCGATTACGCGACCTGGGCTACTGGGCCGACTTTGCAGTGGGCTTTGACGAGTTCCAGCTACTTGTGGATAACTATGCCGCAGGCCAAAAAATGGCAGTGCAGCACGAGATCGGTAAAGAATATGCCCAGCGGGACCCGTCCACAATTCCCAACGCTACGCCGTTTTAAATAGTGGTATAATTATGCTTATGGAAAACGAACCAAAACCAGCAGCACCTAAGCACCCCGTACAGCAAGGGGTAGCCTACCAGACCGTAGACGGCGCAATAACTCGCAACTACGTAGTAATGGGCGGCAAGCGTGTATACGTTTTTGGTGCTAAGCCAGGCGACGAACTGACTAAAAGCCAAGCCCGCCGCATGAGCACAGCACCTAAGCCTGTGGATAACTCTAGCGAGGACTAAGCCATGCTAGTGCTGGCGCTTACTGCTACAGGTATAAACCCCGCCCTGGCTAGGGATAATTTGCTGGTGCACAATATGCTTACGGCCGCTATGAGCCGAGCAGGTGCCAGCATTACTAAATATAGCCAGTACACCCGCGACCGCAGCGGGCTTTTTGAGGCCTTTGCAGACGACGAAACCGTAGTGCTTACCTACCGTGCCGAGCGCAACGGCGATATTTACGTAATGGTAACAGACTACGACGGCGGGGACCCTAAGCCTGCACTAGAGGTAATTGTGGATAACTTGCACCCTAAACAGCACGAGTACAAAATATTGCTAAAAAAAGGTATTGCGTAAATAACACAAGCGCTTTATATTAGAGATACAACCAATTAACGAAAGGGCGCAAACCATGCCAGACGTACTAGAACCAAACTACAAAATTAACGAGGTCCCGCACCTGGTCCCGCAGCGAGTATTTGCTGTAGCCAGAGAGCCGCAGGGCCGCAAATACGTGGTGCTCGAGCTCGACGCTAACGGCAACTGGCCTGCAGTAACTCGTGGCTACGATCACAGCACGAGTGCTTACGCTGCAATGGCTAAGCTGCAGCAAAAAGACCTAAAGGAGCGTGGAATTACACGCCCATGGCTTACGTAGGCAGCTGCTAGGGCCCTACGGGGCCACTGCAAGTGCTTATGCACGACGAACCAAATAAATAAGGAGATACAGCGCCATGGTAAAAACTACCAAAAACACAAACACCAACCAATTTAACGTACGATTTAAGCGCCTTAGCTGGTGGCTAGATACGTACACAACACTATACGCACGCAAATTTATTGTGGGTATTTGCTGGGTAGGATATTACACTGCAGCCGTACTGGCCGTGGTCCTATTCGTGCCAGCGCTAATATTTAAGGCCGCACGCATTAGCTACGCGGTAGTAAAAAAAGGGGTAGCATGAACATAGAACAGCTTAAAGCATTTGTATTAGACGACATAGGAGCCCAGCGCTTTAAAATGAGCTGGACCAAAAACAGGCTGGCCCTGTGGATAAGTCCCTGCTCGGTCCCAGACTTTGCACGGCTCGTAGGGCTCGAGGAGGCCAACGCTGGCCTGCAGGCGATCGACCACGACTATACAGTGCGCTTTGATTTATCAGAAATTTGTAGCAGGCACGGCCTGGACCCACACGAGGTAATGCCCTTTTAAGGAGGTGGCAAAACTATGCTTTGTAATTTTTGCGATACGAACCTATTAAACAAAAATGACGCTAAGAAACATTTAGAGATCGCCCACGGCATGGTCCGTGCTGTAGTTAGCCAGGAGGGCAACCCAGGCGACTTTTACCAGCCAGAGGGCTGCGGTAATTGGCAGCCTGGCGACAAGCGCTGCAGGTGCTGTAAAGGCTCGCTGCGCATGAACTGGCACGGCCTAAGCCCCGCGCTCGTAGACTTGCTAGCATTAGCTGCACGCAGGGTAAAAGAGCAGGGCGGCGTAAATGAGGTGCACAAGCGCGACCTCGAGCTAAGCACTAGCCAATATGGTAATTTTCAGAAACTGCGCTATTTTGGCCTAATTACCTACGTAGACGACGAGGCAGGCGCATGGCTGATTACACGCCAGGGCTGGAGCTTTTTACGTGGCCAGTGGCAGGCTGCAGCACGCGTACAGACGTACCAAAACCGCATAATGCAACGGGACCCTAAACGGGTGGACGTGCACGAGGTAATGCGTAAGCGCGATAAGGTAGACTACTGGCCAAGCGCCCGCGATTTTGATTTTGAGCTAGCGAGCCCGCAGCTGGGGCTTGCGTTATGACGCTCGAGCAGGCCGAGGCCGACCCACGATTTGAGCAGTTTAAATTTTGTAGCATGATCGAGCTAGGCAAGTATATTGCTAGGTGCAATATTTACCTGGCCAAAAACCCTGGCGACGCTGACGTGCAGGAGTTCCACGACGCAGCAGTGCTAATAAATAAGTCCAGGGCTGGTATTAAATGAACGGCCTAGGGCGCGCAGCGCAAAAGCTAATACCAGAGCTAGAGCGCTATAATATAAGCGTGTACATGACCGACTACCGCGTGGAGTGGATAACCTCGCAAGGTACCTGGACCATGGAGCTTAAGCGGTGGCTGCCTGCCTGGTGGTACCGTAGACAGCTACGCAAACTAATTAAAATTGCTAAACAGTACGAGGGGAGGGTGTAGCATGGAGTTTTTACTAGGCCTAATTGTAGGGGCGGTGGCAATGTTTTGGCTATTTTTTTGGCTAGGCACGTCCGAACGCTTTAAAAAATACGATCAGACCCAGGGGCCCGTATGGCACCCGAACGGCGAACCATGTAAAGACGGCCATAAATGGTGCCCAGAGCACGCAGCGCAGGGTAAATTCCACTGCACTAAATGCCCGTACGCAATGAACCCAGGCGAGTAATGGCATGGGAGGCACGTACGAAACCGCGTGCAGGGGCAAGGACAAGCACCGCAATAAGGCTGCAGCTGATAACCAAGCCGTAAAGCGCCGCAGCAGCCACCTGCACAGCAATAAAAAGTTAAATAGCTACCGCTGCGAGTTTTGCCATTATTGGCACGTAGGCAACAGCAGCCACCTTAAGCGCAGACCATACAAACGTAGCAAACCGCGCATAGAGTGGTAAAATGAGCTTATGGCTAACTCTAAAAAAGGCAAGGGCAAAAAAGAGGCTAAGGCGGCACCAATTACAAGCGCCTTAGTCCCGACCCGCAAACACGATACAGACGGCGAGCCGCAGGGCCGACCTAATGCAATAACAGAGGACGTGCTTGCTATTTTACGCGAGGCTTTTTTGCTAGGCTGCGACGACGTAGAGGCATGCGCACTGGCTGGAATTAGCCCAGCAACATTGTATAACCACCAAAAAAACAATGCCGAGTTTTTAGAGTGGAAAACCGCACTTAAGCAAAACCCGTTTTTATTGGCCCGCCGCACGATCGTAGAGAACCTGCGCCGCGACCCAGAATTTGCTATGCGCTACATGGAGCGTAAGAAATTTAAGGAATTTGGACCCAAGGCCCATTTGTACGTGGACCCTATAGACAAGGACGGCCTGGAGGACGACGACAAGGACGTAATTAGCGCGGCAATGGCTGAGCACTTTAAGCACGGCATAAAGCGAGCCAAACAGCCGCAGCAGGCCGACATTGTAGACGTAGAGGCCTAGCGTGGCGGTCCCTAAGATATTCCAGGACATTGTAGACACCTACGGCGAGGTAGAGGCCAAAAAGTACCTGCGCCGCTATTTTGCTAAGCCCGAGAATATACCCGCATTTGCCATGCTGTTTAATGCCCACGTCCCGACCTACCCGCCAGACTTCCACCTGGAAATATTGGAGCTGTACACCAACACCCGCGGACACGTAGGCGGTGCCGCCCCGCGTGGCTTTGCCAAGTCCACTACCACCTCTGTAGTGTATTTAGCATGGCGCACGCTGAACGCTACCAGCCGTTTTAGCTTGCTTATTGGCGATACCTGGAGCCAGGCAGTACTGCACCTAGCGGCAGTAAAAGACGAGCTGGCCGAAAACACCGTAATTAAATGGCTGTACGGCGACGTTATGGGCCCCCAGTGGTCCGAGGACGAAATTATAGTAATAGGCCGCAACAGCAAGGGCCAGCCGCTGCAGTGTAAGATTATGGCGCTAGGAGCTGGGCAAAAAGTACGTGGCCTTAAGTTTAAAAACTTCCGTGTACAGCTTATGATATGCGACGACCTGGAGAATGACGAGGCCGTGCAGAGCAAGGAGCGACGCGAAAAGCTACGCCGCTGGCTGGTCCGTGCAGCGCTGCCTGCGATCGACCGACAAGTGGGCCGCTGTATTTTGATTGGTACCATGCTGCACAAGCGTAGCCTGCTTAGTGCGATCGTAGCCCACGAAAAGGAATTTGCTAGCTGGACCACGTTTTGCTATAGCGGCCTGCTCGAGAATGGTAAGAGCCTATGGCCAGAGCTATACAGCCCCCAGGAGATTTTAGCCTGGAGGGACGACCCCAATAACCCTAACTATATTGGCGCTGTGGCCTGGGCCCAGGAGATACAAAACAAGCCACTGAGCGAGGGCGAGAATATCATACAGCCCGAGTGGGTGGACGGCAAAACGTACAACCTGGGGCAGCACCTGGCGAACTGGCAGCGCAAGCACCTTATGGCCGACCACCTCGTGCTGGACCATTGGCTGCAAACGCACTTTAGTAAGATCAGTGGCAGCGTGGACCCAGCCATTAGCGAAAAGCAAACGGCCGACTTTTGGACCATGGCCACCATTGGCCTGGCTAAAAAGTGCCCTATTTGCCCAGGCGGTCCAGTAGGCCACGTGGTACAGCTGGATATGCTGCGTATGCGCGAGGCCGACCCTATGAAACAGGTACAGAGCATACTAGATAATTACGAGGAGTGGCAGCACGATAAGCTACGCATAGAGGCCATTGCCTACCAGAGTGGCCTAGTAAAGCTAACCAAAAACAAGGGCGCGCAGCAGGGCTTATACCCGCCTATTAAGCCGTACCGACCAGCCAACAGCAAGCGAGCCCGCGCTATTGTGCACGCTGCCCTATTTAGCGGCGGTATGGTCCACCTGCGTACGGACCACCCGCTATACCAGGCATTTTACGACGAGCTGCTGGAGTTCCCGCAAGGCGATCACGACGACATGTTCGACAGTTATATGAGCGCTGCAGACATTGCATTTAAACGGCGTGGGACCACGCAGAGCAGCGACTAAAAACGTAGTGCCAAAAATTAAAGCATTAGTGCTACAATTATGGTATGGACAATAAGGCTATAGTATTCCCTTACAAAAACGCCCAGGCTCGCATAAACGCCTACAGCAAATACGACAAACTATTTGACGGTAAACACTTCGAGGCCTTTAGCATTGAAATTAACAGCCTGCAGTATACGCAGAATTATGCCAAGCTAAAATACGTGGCGGTAAACTTTGCTGGCCTTATTAGCAAGGTAAGCGCTGACATGCTCGCGGGCGAGCCTATTACTGTTAGCGGCAGCACTAAAGAAATGACCGACTGGCTTAAAGGCCTTACATTTGAAAACTCGCTGCACACCCAGCTATACGAGAGTGCACTAAAAAACAGCGCCCGAGGCGACGCTATTTTTAAGGTCCGTAGTGGTCCTAAAAACCCTGGCGACAGCATTAGCACCGTATTTATAGAGGACATTACGCCCGCTATTTACTTCCCTATGATCGACGCAGGCAACTGGCGCGCCCAGCCTAAGTACCAAGAGCTAGCCTTTTTGGTAAACATTGGCAAGGACGAATACATACGCATAGAGCGCCACTACCCTGGCAAAATTGAAAATGAGCTGTGGGAATACAAGGACAAGGCACTATACCGCAAGGCCCCATTGGCGCTTTACGACCCTGCACTGCCCGAGGTCCAGGAAACTGGCATAGATCGTAGCCTAATTATCCACGTACCAAACTGGCGCGCGGGTGATTATTTTGGTGTATCTGACTACCACGACATAGAGGCCCTAATGTACGCGGTAAATAACCGCATGACCAAAAACGAAAACATTTTGGACAAGCATAGCGACCCAATACTGGCGCTACCAGAGGGCGTGCTGGACGAGCAAGGCAATATACGCAAGGATAAGCTGCAGCTGTTTACTATTCCCGACAATGAAATGGGCAGCAAGCCTGCTAAGCCAGAGTACATTACCTGGGACGCTAGCCTAGATAACAGCTTTAAACAGATCGACAAACTTATAGAGTTCCTGTATATGACCAGCGAAACCAGCCCCGCTGTATTTGGCATGGACCAAGGCGGCGCTGCTGAGAGCGGCCGAGCCCTTAAATTACGCCTTATGCGCACAATCGCTAAAATTAACCGTAAAAAGCTGTACTACGACCAAGCCCTAAAAGAGGCCATTTATGTAGCGCAGCTGCTCGCTAAGCAGCACGGCTACGAGGTAATGGGCAAAAAGCTACCTGGAGCTGCTGAGGTCCCTAATATCGTATGGGCTGACGGCCTACCTATTGACGAGCAGGAGCAGATCGAGAACATGGGCAACCGCCTCGACCAGGGCACTATTAGCAAAACAGACGCAATTAGCCACCTTGACGGCCTGGACCGCGAGGACGCAGAGGCCAAGGCTAAAGCTATTGCCGAGGAAAACCAGACCGCAATACTGGGTAACACGGTCCCAAACACTAGCGAGGCCTAGCCATGGCTAAGCGACTACCGCAGCGCGAACCATTTAGAGAGAGCGACCTACGCAAGCTAGATAATATTTATAAGGCTGCCGCTCGCAAGGTCCTGGCTACATTCGAGGGCCAAACTGATTTTGAGCAATGGCGGCGCACGCAAATACTTAACGAGATAAATGCCGTACTGGCCCAGACCAATAAAGACACGGCCACCTGGCTTAATTCCGTGCTGCCCGACGTATACAAACGCGGCACCGAGGACGCAATAAAGCAAATTAAATACCTGGGCGCGATACCACGCAATGCCACGATATTTAGCGCGATCGACAAACGCAGCGTAGAGGTCCTAATTAGCGAAACCCAGCAGGCATTTGCTACGAGCCTTACGACAGTAGGCAAAACTGCAGGCCAGCTTTTGAGCCAGGCAGTAAAGGACCAAATTAAATTAGAGCTCGCCACGGGCCGCATTACGGGCGCTACCCGCAAGCAAGTTAGCCAGGCAATTATTGCGCAGCTTAAAGCCAGCGGCATTACGGGGCTTGTGGATAAACGCGGCGCGCAGTGGACGCTCGAGCGATACAGCCGCATGCTCGCACTTACAAAAATGATGGAGGCCCGCAATACTGGCATGACCAATAAGGCGCTAGCAAATGGCGTGGACCTGGTGGAGATCACGGGCGGCCAGAGCAAGCACAAGGCCTGTGCAAAATGGGAGGGCAAAATAGTTAGCCTTACTGGCAATACGCCAGGCTACCCGACGCTAGCCGAGGCCCATGCCGACGGTATATTCCACCCAGGCTGCCAGCACCATTACAATATTGTGCGGCTGAGCTTGAGCAGTAAAACCAAGGCATGGGACGAAACGCTAGAGCAATATAGCTAGCGCTTGCATGAGCCCTGGCGGTCCAGTAGTATAGGCAAGTGGCCCCGTGCCACCCCGCGAGTGTTAAACCCAGCAATGGATAAATGCGGGCGAAATTCCCAGGCAATCGCACACAATCGAGGCTAGAGGGGCTGCAGCAATGCGGCCTCTTTTAGTGTAGGCACACCACTCCCCCGCCCCTATATATAGCGTCCCCCGCACTCCCCTACCGTATTTTGCTATGTTGTAAATCGTACATACGCCACCCCTGTTAAAAAATAAAGTCCCCTACCGAGCCCCAGTAGGGGAGTGGTCCCCCACCCCTGTTAGCATAGGGACCTAGGCGAACAGTAGGGGAGTGCTATAGCCCCACCCATACGCGTGCACCCACTCCTGGGCCATAACGATAACGCAAGCCTATTGTGCTTGTGGATAACTTGTGCAAAAATGTAAGTAGCTTTAGCGTGTACGATCACGTAAAAAGACGCAACTAAAGTAAAGGAGTACTACATGGACCCAGCCAACCAAAACGGAGCAGGTGCAACGCCGCCAGCAGGCGACGCGAACATTAACAATAACGGAACCCCACCAAATGGGACCCCACCCGCAGCCAACGGCTCGCAGCCGCCAGCAGGCAACCCGCCAGCTGGAAATAGCGACGGCAACGGGAACGGGCAGGGCGTGCAGCTGACCGACGAGCAACTGGCCGCAGCTTTTCAACACCCGCGTTTTAAGTCGCTTAATGAGCGTGCTAAAAAAGCGGACGAATTGGAGCAGCAGGCTAAGGACGCAGCCGAGGCAGCAGCCAAGGAGCAGGGCAAATTCGAGGACTTGTACAAGACCGCGAACGAGCGAGCAACCACCCTGGAGGGCCAACTTAAGCAAACCCGCATTGAAAATGCAGTAACACTTGAGGCGGCAAAACTAGGAGTAGTAGACCCCACAGCAGCTGTAAAGCTATTGGACCAGAGCGGCATTAGTGTTAGCGACGACGGTACAATCAGTGGCGTAGCTGAGGCTGTAAAAGCCCTACAAACTGCTAGCCCTTACCTATTTAAAACTCCTGCGCAGGGTAGCGTAGGCAGCGGGACTAACCCAGCAGGCGGTGGCAACACCCAAGCAGAGTTTAGCTATAGCCAAGTCCAGGACCTTGAATTTTACAAGGCAAACCAGGCGGCTGTAGATAAGGCTGTAGCTGAGGGCCGTATTGACATGAGCAAGTAATTGCTCGGTAGTATTCTCGCGCTTTAGTGGCGCAAAACCACACACAACTACCAACCCAATAAAATAAGAAAGTGATATAAATATCATGGACAACAGCGCATTACTAGCAACCACAATTGCTAACAAAACCATTGGCTACTTTGGCAAGTACATGAACCTTGCCGCAACAGTCGCACGCGACTGGGACTACGAGCCAGCAACCGAGGGCGAAAGCGTTAAGATCGGTAAGCGCGGCGCATTGACTGCTAACACCAAAACAGCAGGCGGCGACGTTACACTGCAGAGCCCTGCAGCAACGGGCGTTACTGTAACCCTTGACACACACAAGGAAGTTACTATCGACCTTACCGACGTTACTAAAGCTAAGCAGGCTAAAAAGCTCGACATTATGGACGGCTACGCAAAAGACGCAGCAGCTGTATTGCTCGAAACTGTGGAGGACGCACTTGCTGCCCTTTACGCCAGCCTTACCGCTACTGCAGTCGTATTTGACGCTACTAGCACAGCAACTAAAAAGGCTAGCCTTTTGAACTTGCGCAAGGCGTTTACCGACGCTAAAGTGCCTAAGAGCGAACAGCGTTACCTGTACCTAGGTAGCCAGTCTACTACCGAGATCATGGAAGAGGACAGCTTTACGCGTGTAGACGCAGTAGGCCAGTCTGAAACCCTCGAAAGTGGCCAGATCGCCCGCCCACTCTTTGGCTTTAAGCCATTCGAGAGCCAGAGCGTTGTAACTACGCTTAACACTACACCTACGCCAGACGAAAACACTGAGCGTAACATTGCGTACACCAAGGACGCATTTGTAGTGGCTACTCGCCCACTGCCAGCACCAGCTGCAGGCCTCGGAGTGATTAGCAACGTAGTCGTAGACCCAGAAACTGGTATAGCATTGCGTACATTGCTAAGCTACAACAGCAACAAACTTGCTGAACAGCTTACAATCGACTTGCTATTCGGTGTAAAGGTCCTCGACCAACGCCGCGCAGTACCGTTTAACCTTACCTACCAAGTAGCCTAGGCTACCCAGGTATAACTAGAGAGGTCCCAGCAATGGGGCCTTTTTAGCGTATTGCGCTAGTGTTATACTTAAAAGGCAAACTAATAATAGTAAGAGGAGGCATTTATGGCCGAACAAAACGAAACAGTAATGCTAATTAACCCAGGTGGCCGCGTCGTAGGTGTAAACCGAGCACACGCAGAGCAATTGCTTGAAAATGGCGAGGGCTTTAAAAAGGCACCTAAAAACGCTAAAGAGGGCGACAGCATAGACGCGCAGGGCGAGCCTGTGGCCTCGCAAAATGACCTAGTGCCACGCGGTACCAGCCACGAGGAGGCTAAGCGCATTGCGGACCTGCAAGGGACCCCAGAAAACGCTAAGCTGCAAGCTGCTGCAGACCCTACTAATGACACTGTTACTGCACCAGTGGACGACGAGGGTAAAACCAAAAACGAAACCGACCCAGGCGCTGGCGCTTTAGGTGCTGATAACACCGACAATGGGGACCACCCAAACACTAGCGGCCAGGCAAACAGTACCACAGCCGACGAGGCCGTAGTAAACGGCGACGCTAGCACTGGCGACGCAAACGAAAATGGCGCAAAACGCTTTTTTGGCCGCGGTAAAAAGAACAAATAGCCATGCCTCGACAAGCTAAAACCACCATGCTAGTAAAAGAGATCGTAGTGCCCGAGGGGTCCGACGACGTAGTTATTAACGTGGAGGCTAAGCGCGGCAAAAATACCTACAGGCTGCCTTATCACATTAGGGCAGCCAACGTAGGCAAAATAGAGCGCGACTGGCTTACTGCAAAAGTTTTGGAGGACGTGGACGCATTAGAGGAGGAGGCCGACAAAAAGGCCGCCGTAATGGCTAAGCTCGAGGGCTTAGTGGGCCACGAAATTAAACTAGATTGACAGTCGCACAATATTGGCACCTGGCAGCACCCACAAATAGGGTGCTGTTTTTATTGCGCTAGTGTTACAATAATGATATGGAAACAGCACGCGGATATTTAAGCAAAACAGAGCTAACAGCCTATGCGCCAGGCGTAACTGGGACCGACCCAGAAAAGCTAGCGCTTATTGCCCGTGCTGAGGCACTTATTGACAGCTACATAGGCCACCAGGACCAGGCAGTGCGGCCGCTGCGCGACGTAGCACGAGCTGCTACCGACAATACCCTGCAAATGAGCGCCAGCGACGCGCAAGGAGCCAACGGCTTTAATTACCTAAAGGGCTGCCAGATCACGATTTTAGACGGTACAGGCGAGGGCCAAGTACGCAATATTATTAGCAATACCCTGGACGGCACCGTAACTGTTAGCGAGGACTGGACCACGAACCCAGACACCACCAGCTACTACCGCGTAGAGCAGGTAGGCAAACTACCACGCCGCGGCAAGGACCTTACAAACGATACTGTAAATGGCCAAAACCGTTATTTTAGACTTATACCTACGGCCGTAAAACAGGCAGTAGCTGCGCAGGCTGAGTATATCCAGCAAATGGGCGACGCTTATTTTACTGGCGGCGATAGCAATATGCAGAGCGAGAGCAGCGACGGCTATAGCTACACTAGAGGGGAGAATGGTACGAACGGCAAGGGGCTTATAGCACCTGCTGCACGCAGTTATTTGGCTGGCGCGGGTATTATCAACCGTGCAGGCGGCCAAATTATCGTACCTAACACGATTTTATGAGCTACCTAAGCACCCTAACCGAAAATGCGACCATTTACCCACGTACGGGTACCGACGACTACAGCAAGCCTACATACGGCGCTGGAGTGGCCACTAAATGCCGCGTGGTCCTAAAAGGGTCCACTAAATACGGCAGCCTGGCTGGACGAGGCGACGCTAGCGAGCTCGTAACTATAAACGCAGTGGCTCGCCTGCCTATTGGCACCAGTTTTAGCGTAGGCGACAAGCTAGTGCATGACAGCAATACTTATAAAATTGTGGGTAAGCGCCAAACCCCTAACCATAGTGGCCAGATTTTTGCGCTTAATGCGGAGCTATCACTATGGCCCAGCCTTTAGTAGACCTAGACGTAAGCGACTTTTTGCGCTCGGTCCCAGAGGTAACTAAAGCCATGGAGGCCGCCGCCGAAAAGGCCGAGGACGAGGTGGCCGACGAATTGCTGCGGCTGAGCAATAAAGAGGTGCCAAAAGACGAGGGCACCCTGGAGGGCACGGGCGTGGCTGATCGTGATAACGAGGGCGCGTATGTGGGCTATAATACCCCTTATGCAGCCAGGCAGCACGAGAGCATGGACTACGTGCACAAAAAAGGGCGCAAGGCTAAATACCTCGAGGACCCAATAAAATTAAATACTAAGGTGTTCCGCGACCATGTAATAGACACCATAAAAGGAGCAATGTAACTATGGACCATTTAAAAGCATTTAAGGCACTGCTAGTGGCCGAGGGAATTACTACCCCTATTAAAATGGGCAAGCAGCCCGACGAGCCCGCTACCGTTATTACGCTGATCGACACAGGCGGCCTGCAACCTAGCGACGAGCTTACCGTGGTCCACCAGCCTACTATCCAGGTGCTTATACGTGCCGAGAACTACGACGCTGCGCGAGTTATTGCCCAGGCGGTCCGTACTGCAGCACATGGCAAAATAGCTGTGGAATACGAGGACGTGCATTTTATGGTAATTAGCCTGCTTGCTGAGCCAGGCAGCATAGGCCAGGACGAAAAGGGCCGCGACGAATTTAGCGCAAATTTTGCCTGCAGAACCCGAGAGGCCTAGCCATGGCTAAAGTTAAATGGCACGAGAATTTTGAGCGCGATTTTGATACGAAACACCTACGGGAGTGGCGCTGCAGCAAGTGCCGCAAGTTACTAGCCATGGAATACGTGCACAGCGGCAATATTGCTATTAAATGCGTATGCGGCGAGCTAAACAGGCTTATGTTTAAGTCCCTGGCACATAATGATACAATTACTACAGCAACCCCCGCGGGTAGCAAGCATAAAAAACTAAGTAAAGGAGCATAGTATTATGGCCGACGCAACAAAAATTGCACTAGGCGTATGTACCGCTAGCTTTGACGGCGTAGCCCTAGGCCACACAAAAGGTGGTGTAGAGTGCGTTTATGAGCCAGTCTGGCACGACGTAAAAGTGGACCAATACGGCGACACGATCGTAAAAAAGCGCCTTATGGGCGAAAAGTTTACGGCTAAGGTCCCATTGGCTGAGTACACAGTAGCAAACCTCGGTGTAGGTATTCCTGCTGGTACCGTAATAGGCACGACAGTTAAGCGCCTCGACGTAGGTAGCAGCGCTGGCAAGTCTAGCGACGACCTCGCAGCAGAACTGGTCCTAACGCCAGTAGACGCTACGGGCGCAGAGCACACTATCACAGTGCCAAAAGCAATGGTAGGCAGCCAAATTACCTTAAGCCACGTAAACGACGGCGAGCGCATTATCGAATGTACATTCGAGGCGATCATCGACGAAACGCAGGACGACGGTGCTCGACTGTTTAGCATTGGCGACCCAGCCGCAACAGCCTAACAGCAAAAAACTAATTAGAGGGCCAACATAGAGCCCCGCCCCTAGGGGCAAAAGGAGATAGCGCAATTATGGCAGATACGCCTAAACAAATTACAGTAGAGCTAAGCGACGGCAAAACCGTAGAGCTAAGCATGCTACCCCTTAAATACTACGCAGACCTGCTTAAGGCAGTTACTGGTAGTATTAAAGATATTGCCGACCAGTGGGACGGCGTAAGCAATGACGAGATTATAGGCCAACTGCCTACATTTATCGCAGAGCACATGGACGAGGCCGCTACCATTGTTAGCGTGGCCACCCGCGGAGAGATCACTAAAAAAGACGTGCTCGAGGTATACGGCCTTGCTGACACGATCGACATTATTGCAGGTGCCATAGTCGTAAACGACGTAGACCGAATGGGCACCAGCATAAAAAAAGCAATGGCGGTATTCCGCAAGCCCAGGACGGGCAAGCACAGCCAGGGCAGCATAGCTTAGGCCACTCGCCCGAGCAGCTAGAACACTACCGCAAAAACGCAAAACAGATAATAGACGACTGGCTATTTAGTAATGTAGACCTGCTATGCAGCGAGTACGGCTGGCCGCTCGAGCAGGTGTATTACCATGTGCTGCCGACGGACCTACCGAATTTAACCAGCCGCATTGCCAAACGCAAGCGCGCAGACTACCGCATGCAGCTTAAGATCGCAACCGCCAGCCAGGCCGAGGAGAGCGCTAACGCACTCTGGTCCGAGCTCGAGGACCACGACGAGGGCTACGTAAATAAACCGTACAATAAGGCAAGCATGGACCTCTTTAAAAACCAGGTACTACGCAACCGCAGTTTTAGCAAGTAAAAACAACGTGCTAGTGCTACAATTATGATATGGCAAGTTTTGAACTAGGCAGCATAATTGCCCGAATAAAAGCAGACACCACCGACTTTAAAAAGGGTATGAGCGAGGCCCGCAGCGAGGGCGGCCGTTTTAATAGTGCCATGGGCGTAATTGCCACTGGTGCAAAAGTCGTAGCTGGTGCAGCGATCGTGGCAGGTACCGCAATAGCGGGCATTGGAGCCTTTGGCGTACAATCTGCCGCAGGACTTGAGAGCACGCACGCTGCGTTTACCACCATGCTTAAGGACGGGGCCAAGGCCAGCGCCCTAATGGACGAGCTAAATACATTTGCTGCCGCTACCCCTTTTGAGTTCCCCGAGCTCGCAGACGCAGGTAAAAAACTGCTGGCCTTTGGCTTTGACGCGCAGAGCATTGTACCGAATTTAACCAAACTGGGCGACATTAGTAGTGGCCTGGGTATTCCTATTGGCGAGCTATCAGAGCTGTACGGTAAGGCCCGAGTGCAGGGCCGCTTGTATATGGAGGACATTAACCAGCTTACGGGCCGTGGTATT